ACGGGCGCATCACAGCCTAGGAGCTAGCCAACCATGGCGAACATCACCAACACCACGGCCACGCCGTTCATCCCGGAGATCTGGGCCAACACGGCCCTCGAGGTGCTCCGCAACAACATCGTCCTCGCCCCCCTCGTGACGAAGGACACCGACATCACCGGCGCCTTCTCCGTCGGGTCCAAGCTGCACATCCCCTACCCGGGCACGTTCGTGGCGAACGACAAGGCCGCCAACACGGCCGTCACGAAGCAGACCCCGACCTCGACCGACACCACGGTCACGCTGAACAAGCACAAGGAAGTCTCCTTCGTCATCGAGGACTTCGCCCGCGCCCAGGCCAACCCGATCGCGATGCAGGCCTACATGGCCGCCGCGATCCCGGCCCTGGCCGAGCAGGTCGAGACGGACCTCTTCGCGCTCTACTCGGCGTTCTCCACCACGCCGATCGGCACCTCGGGCACGGACCTCGCCGCGTCGGTGCTGCGGACCGCGAACAAGACCTTCACCGACAAGAAGATCCCCCGCGGCAACCGCCACCTCGTCATCTCGACCAAGGACACGGCGTCGCTGCTCGGCGACTCCTCGCTCGCGTCGTTCTTCGCGTTCAACAACGGCGCCCGCGGCGACATCGAGGCCGGCCTCGTCTCCTCGGACCTGTACGGCCTCAAGGTGCACGAGTCCCAGCTCGTCCCCGTCGTCGCCGGCACCCCGAACTCGACCAAGTGCCTCGCGTTCGACCCGGGCGCGATGATCCTGGCCTCCCGCCGCCTGCCCGACGCCCCCGTCGGCACCGGCGTCGCCCAGGCCTCGGTCACGGACCCCAAGTCGGGCCTCGTGCTGCGCGTCTCGCTGTCCTACAACGCGGACAACCTCGGCGTGCAGTGCACGACCGACGTCCTGTACGGCACGGCGAAGCTGCGCGACGAGAAGGCGTTCGTCGTCCTCTCCTAGCAGTCCCGATTGCACAGGGGTTCCGGCAGCGGAACCCCTGTGCAATCACCCCCGAACCACACCCACCCGGAAGTCCCAGGAGGACCACCCATGGCCGTCTACGTCCGCAACGCCTACGGCGTCGTCCACTCCGTCACCGAGGCCGACTACGAGAAGTACCTCACCCAGCGCTCCGACAACGGCCAGCTGTACCCCCTGCCCGGGTGGGCCGTCATCGACGAGGACGAGGCCCGCGCCGCCCACCCCCAGCTGTTCGGCGCCCCCGACCCCAACGTCGTGCCGAACCTGGCCGAGATCAAGCTCGAGCGGGAGCGCCTCGCCCTCCGCCGTGAGATCGAGGCCGAGGCCGCCGCCGTGGCCAAGCCCCGCACCAAGTAGCAGGAGGACCCCGTGACGCTCGTCTACGCCACCAGTGGCGACCTCGCCGCGTGGACCGGCACCACGGCCCCCGCCAACGCCACCAGCCTGCTCCGTTCGGCGTCCCTGCTGGTGCGCGACGCGACGGCCTCGGCGTTCTACGCCGCCGACACCACCGGCCTCCCCACCGACGCGGGCACGCTGCAGGCGTTCAACGACGCGACCTGCGCCCAGGCCGCCTACTGGGCCGCCAACGGCATCGACCCCGCCGCCGGCGCCCTGCCCACGGCCGGGGTGCTGCGGGGGAAGAAGATCGGGTCCGCGTCGCTGGACTACGACACCGCCGCCGCCGTCAACCCCGCCGTCCTCGCGGCGAGGATGGACTCGGTGGAGAACCTCGTCCCCGAGGCGGCCCGGATCCTCCGCGCCGCCGGGGTGAACACCTACGGCCCGTGGATCGTCGGATGAGCGGCGGTATCGAGGACTTCTTCGTCCACACCGTCACGGTGGAGACCTACGCCGGGGCCGGTGCGAACGGGCCCGTGTACGAGGCCCCCGCCACGGTCACCTGCTACCTCGACTCCTCCACCCAGCTCGTCCGCTCGGGGACGGGGGAGCAGGTCGTCTCCTCCACCCGCGTCTACTGCGCGGTGGCGGATGCGTGGCGGTTCACCCCGGACAGCCGGGTCACCCAGCCCGCCCCGGCGATCTACCCCTCGGATGCGGTGTACCCGGAGTCGGCCCTGTGGCCGCCGGCGGACCGGGCTGCGCAGGTCATCACGACCAACCAGCTCGACGCCCCCGGCCTCGGCCTGCCCGAGCACACCGTCGTCTACCTCACCTAGGAGACACACTGTGGGCGAGTTCGCGATCCACCTGCAGCAGGTCACCGCCGACGTCATCGCCGCCATCCCCGACGCCGCCCAGAAGGGCATGCAGCACCTCCACGAGGCCGCCGTCGCCAAGGCCCCCGTCGAGACCGGCCACCTCGCCGCCTCGGCCGAGGTCAAGGTCCACGACGACGGCGCCGAGGTCTACTTCCCCGGGCCCTACGCCCGCTACCAGGAGTACGGCGTCTCCCACCACGGCAAGGCCCTCCGCCATGAGGTGGGGCAGTCGTTCTACCTCGTGACCTCCCTCGTGCAGGAGACCCCCAAGGTGCTGCAGATCGTCACCGAGGAACTCGCAAAGCACTACGACTAGAATGGGCGGACCATGGCCACCAGTACCCGCGACCTGCTCACGGGCCTCGCGTCCACGATCGCGGGCTCCGGCATCGGCACCTACCGTGCCGACGGGACCCCGTATGCGGCGGGGGAGACGGCCATCACCTTCCACGACTCGCCGCCGTCCCCTGACCGGGTGATCATGATGATGGTCGTGCCATTGACGGACGCGGCCGTGATCCCTTTGGGGCAGTGGCTCGTGCAGTTCTACTTCCGCGGCGTCCCCGGCGACCCTCTGGATGTGGACGACCTCGGCGATGCCGTGTTCGACCTGCTCCACGGCGCCCGCGACCTCACCCTCGGGTCCACGCATGTGATCCAGTGCCTGCGGCAGAACAGCATCGGCAACGGGCAGGACCCGGCCCGCCGGTGGACCCGGATCGACCGGTACGTCCTCGACCTCGACGTCGCCGCGACGGCCAACCGCCCCGCCGGCGGCTGGGACTAGCACCACGGGCCGTATGGGCCCGCACAACTCCATATAACCCCCTCTGAGCCCCACGCCTCCCGGCTGGGGCTCTTCCATTTGCCCGGAACAGCCCCACGGAGGCACCCACCATGACCGTCGCCCTCGCACGCCGCTTCAAGCTCGACGTCTCCACCGACAACAGCACCTGGCTCCCCTTCAAGGGCATCCAGGACCTCAACTCCTCCGAGACCCCCACCCTGCAGGCCGCCGACAACTACGACTCCAACGGCTTCGCCGCCTTCGAGAAGACCCTCACCGGCGTCAAGATCGTCGTCAAGGCCCAGCGCGTCCTCACCTCCGGCGGGGCGTTCGACCCCGGCCAGGAGCAGGTCCGCCAGACCCGCTTCCAGTTCGGCACCTCCGCCCGCATCTACGTGCGCTGGTACGACCGCAACGGCGCCTCCGAGGCGTACAGCGGGTACTTCCTCGTGGACTGGCAGGCGTCCAAGACGGGCGTGTCGGACATCGAGGAGATCACCGTCACCTTCACCGCCGACGGCGTCGTGTCCCCGATCACGAACCCGGCCACGTCCCCGGCCGTCCCCGTCATCATCTCCGCCACCCCCACCGGCGCGGCCGCTGGTGCCATGGTGCGGATCTCGGGCGCGTACTTCACCGGCGCGACCGCCGCCGGGGTCAAGTTCGGCGGCACCGCGGCCACGTCCATCGACGTCATCTCCGACTCCACCATCGAGGCCCTCGTCCCCGCCGGCACGGCCGGGTCGGCCCCGATCACGGTCACGAACGGCGCCGGCACCTCGGCCAGCTTCGCCTACACCCGCGGCTAGGCCCTAGCCCCCAGACCCCCTCCCCGCCGTGCGGTGGTTCCGCGGCGGGGAGGGCGCCACCCCCAGGAACCACACCGGACCACCACAGAAGGAACCACCACCCATGGGCTTCGCACCGCTCGAGGAGATCGAGGGCCCCATCGTCCTCCCGCTCCGCGGCAGGGAGTACACCCTGCCCGTCATCAGCTTCGAGCAGGGCCTCGCCCTGCAGGCACGCATCACCGAAGGCATCACCCCCGGCGAGCTCGCCGCCGAGCTCCTCGGCGACGTCCTCACCGAACTCGCACAGGCCGGCGCGTCCCCCGAGCTCATCCAGCGCGTCACCATGGTCGCCCTCGCCGAATGGAAGTTCGGGCGCTCCGCAGCCGAAGAGGCGTGGCGCGACCCAAAAGCGCCGCTGGAACTCATCAAGGTCCTCAGGCAGGCGTACGAGGCGGCCCGGACGACCCCCACGGACGGGGCGACTACGACGCCGCCACCGGCCTCTGGGAATGGTACGAGGAAGACCCCGGCGAAGGCCACGCCGTCACGTGGGAAGCGATCCTCGGACACTGGCCGCTCCTCGTAGCCGACTTCGCCGAGCACTACGGCATCAGGCTCCGGGCCCGCCCGCCCATGACGTGGGCGGAGTTCCGCGACCTGGTCGAGGGGCTCCTCGCCTGCGACTCCCGCCTGTACCGGGCCACCCGGCCCCCGGAGCCCGAGCCCGAGGCGCCGCCCCTGTTCTCCTGAGAGGAAACCCGCCGTGTCCAGTGAGGGTCCCACCACCGTAGGCTCCATCAACGCCCGCCTGACCCTCAACGCCGACGACTTCGAGCGGGGGATGCGGACGGCGGGGGAGCAGGCCGACCGGCTCGACGGGCGCAACGTCAACGTCGATGTCCACGCGAACACGGCCGAGGCGATCGCCGGGCTCCGCGAGCTGGAGATGGCGGAGAACCGCCTCCGCATCGCCCAGCTCAACCTCGACGACGCCAACACCCGCGGCGGGGCGACGGAGCAGCAGCGCCTCCGCGCCCAGAACGCCCTCATCGCGGCGGAGGACCGGTACGACCGGGCCCTGCAGGCCCGGCAGCAGGCCGTCCGCGACGCGACCGAGGCCGAACGCGCCGCCGCCGCCGCCACTGACGGCAGCGCCGCCGCGACGGACCGGGACACCTCCTCCACGAAGCAGAACGCGGACGCGAGGAAGTCCCAGTTCTCGTGGATCCAGGCATTCCTCGCCGCCTCCCCGCTGCTGCTCGCCGGCGCCGACTCGATCGCGGCCGCCGCGGTCGGCATGGGAACCTCGCTGACCATCATGGGCGCGGCCGGTGCCGCCGCCATCGCGGGCATCAAGGACGAGATGTCCCAGGGCACGGTCACCGGGCAGGTGTACACCGACCAGCTCGCCATGCTCAAGACCGGCCTCGACCAGCTCGAGCAGACCGCCGCGCAGCAGTTCCTCGCCCAGTTCTCCGGCGCCGCCGAGGATGTGAACCGGGCCATGCCCGTCCTCAACCAGCTCGTCGGCGAGGGCGCACAGGCTCTGGGCAACATGGGCCGCAGCGTCGTGGACGGGCTCCTGACCGGGCTGGAGAACATGCAGCCCCTCATCACGGCCGGGTCGGAGGCCCTGCAGCAGTTCGTGGGCTGGCTCGCGGGCCTGACCGCGGACAACGGCTTCTCCCAGTTCGTCGCCTACGCGACCGCGCAGATGCCCGGCGTGCTGCACCTGCTGGAGTCCCTCGTGACTCTGGCCGGGAACATCCTCGCCGCATTCGCCCCGCTCGGCCCCGGCGTCGTCGCCGTCCTCTCCGGCATCTCCGACGTCCTGAACGCCCTGCCCCTGCCGGTCCTCGCCGGGCTCGTGCAGACCGCCCTCATCATGCCCACCACGTTCAAGCTCGCCGGCGCGGCCGTGGCGACCTTCGGCACCGAGGTCGCGGGCGCGGAGGGCGCCATGACCCTCTTCGGGATCTCCGCCAACCTCGCCATCCCGGTCGTCGGGATCCTCACCGCGGCACTGGCCGGGCTGGCGATCGGCTTCATGTCCTCGGCCGCCTCGCAGCAGCAGGCCATCCCGTCCGCTAACGCCTACGCGGATGCGCTCGAGCGGGACAACAACGCCATCGGCGAGAACACCACGAAGCTGGCCGAGCACAACCTCGCCCAGGCCGGGGCGTACGACGCCCTCGGCAAGCTCGGCCTCGGCTACGACACCCTCACCCAGGCCGTCACGGGCAACGCGGACGCGCTGCACATCGTGCAGGACGCCATCAACCAGGCCAACGACAAGTACAGCACGGCCGCGGCCAACGCGAAGGTCTCCGGGCTCAAGATCCAGCAGTCCATCCTCGACCAGAAGGCCGCCGCGGACCTCCTCGGCCCGGCCATGAACCAGACCGCGCAGGCGATCCAGCAGCAGCTGCACGTCAACCAGCAGTACGCGGCCGTGTCCAAGCAGGCCACGCAGGCGGACATCGACAAGGCCTACGCCTCGCAGAACGCCGCCGACGTGCTCGGGACCACCTCCGCGGCCATCGACACGGCCACGGACGCCCAGCAGAAGCAGGCCGACGCCGCCCAGCAGGCCATGGTCAAGATGCAGCTGGAGAACGACGCGGCAGGCATCCTCAAGACCACCCTCGACGGGCTCAACGGCAAGGCCCTCTCCGCGGCGCAGGCGCAGAACGCCTTCGACTCGCAGCTGGCCAACATGGGCACGCACGTGGACAAGGTCGGCAAGACCATCCACTTCACCACCAACAACATCGGCGACATGTCGGCGGCGTCGGTGGCCCTGCGCGGCCAGCTCAACTCCCAGGTCTCCGCCCTCGAGCAGGTCATCGAGGCCAACGGCGGCATGGACAACGCGACCGGGCAGGCGAAGGCGCAGATGGAGAAGATGCGCCAGCAGATCATCGACAACGCGGTCGCGCACGGCGTGGACCGGGACGCGGTCACACAGTACATCGACAAGATCCTGCAGATCCCCGCCTCCGTGCCGCCCACGAAGATCGAGGCCGACACAGCCGCGGCCGAGGCGGCCCTCGCCCGGGTGCAGGCCGCCATCGCGGCCATCCACGACAAGACCGTCACCATCACCACCGTCAACACCGGCGGCGGGGAGAACGCCCCCGGCACCGCCGGCGGCGGCATGGTGCACGCCAACGCGCACGGCGGCTGGGCCGGCACCGGCCCCGCCTACTTCGCCTCCGGCGGGTCCGCGTCCCGGTACGCGAGGGGCACAGACACGATCCCAACCATGCTGTCCCCGGGCGAGTTCACCGTCAACGCCACCGCCGCGTCCCGCGTCGGCGCCCCGGCGCTGGACTACATCAACCGCACCGGCCAGCTCCCCCCCGGCGGGGGAGGCGAGCCCATGGCCCTGACCGTCTACGTGCAGAACCCCTTCACCGGCGAGCAGGTCCGCGCCACCGTGCAGTCCGTGGCCCGGGCCGAGATCGGCGCCGCGGTCCGCGACGCCGCCGCCATGCGCCCCGGACTCGGATAGGAGCCCCCATGGCCACCCTCACCCTCGCCACCGCCACCGACGCCCCCTGCCCCCGCATCACCATCACCGTCACCGGCCTCACCGCCGGATCCGACAACACCGTCAACCTGTGGCGCACCGCCGACGGGGAACGCGCCGCCGTCCGCGGCACCCGCGGCCTCACCGTCAACGGCTCCACCGCCGTCACCGACTACGAGGCACCCCTCGGCCGCACCGTCGCCTACGACCTCGAGGTCACCGCCGGCCCCGACACCGGCACCGCCACCACCACCGCCACCGCGACCCTGACCCCGCCGGTGGACGCGGGCGGGAAGCCCACCTGGTGGATCCAGGACCCCCTCGTCCCCGGCTCCGCCATCCCGCTCGCGGTAACCCGCGGCGACTCGTCCATGCCCTACCTGACCGCCGCCGCCGTCAAGGCCCTCGAGTACGACTCGTCGGTCAGCATCATCCCCGTCCTCGGCTCCGCGCACCCGGTGGCGATCGGGGGGCAGCGGCTCGCCGCCGCGGGCGTGGACTTCTCCATGTTCACCAACACCGCCCAGGCCACCACGGACCTGCGCGACCTGCTCGCCCAGGCCGCCACGATCCTCGTCCGGCCCCCGAACACGGGCCGGGAGGCCGGGGTGCCGGGCCTGTTCTACGCGGCCGTGCCCAAGGCCGTCGAGCAGCCCGTCACCATCGCCTTCGGCGGGTCGCTGACCAAGTGGCAGCTGACCGGGGCCGGGGTCGCCGCCCCCACCGCGTCCATCCTCGTCCCCATCTGGACGTACGGGGCCGTGGCGGGGGTGTGGTCAGACTACCAGTCCGCGCAGACCGCCTACTCGGGCAACGGCGACACCTACCTCGACGTCCTCAAGTCCCCCACCGGATCCTAGGAGCCGCACCTTGCCCATCACCAAAGGACTCTTCGCGGGGACCGTCACCTTCGGCGCCACCCCGACCACCTCGGCCGGGTACCCGGTGGGCGACCGCGACACCCTCAGCGTCTTCCTCGACCTCACCGCCACCTCCGGCACGTCCCCGTCCCTCGTCCTCGAGGTGCAGTGGTCCATGGACGGGTCCACATGGGCCAGCGCCGAACCGTCGGACGCCTTCGACCCGCTCACCGCCCCGGTCGCGGTGGTGCGGAACTTCACGGTCAAGGCCCCGTACTTCCGCATCTCGATCACCGTCACCGGGTCCAACACCCCCACCTTCACGGGGACCGTGAACGCCTACCTCTAGGAGCCGGCCATGGCCCGCCCGATCGACGCGCCCACCCTCGCCGCCCTCCACGGCTCCCGCACCGGCGACCGGCTCACCGTCTGGGCCTGGTACGGCGGGAAGCTCGCCTGGCCCGACCCCCTGCAGGTCTCCGCCTGGTCGATGGACTGGGACGACTCCCGCGGCTACCAGTCCATGAACCTGACCGTGCAGGACCCCTCCGGGGAGCTCGCCCCATGGCTGCTCGAGGACCCCCTCGGCTCCGGCGGCGCGAAGCTGCAGGTCATGTACGAGGTCGGCGGCGCCGGGACCGTGAATCTGGGCTGGTACCGGATCACCGACTCCGACCCGTCCGAGGAGTGGGCCGCCTATGTCGTCTCCGAGGCCGGGGCCGTCACCCCGGACACCCCCGTCGTCCCCGGGGCGGTGCTGAGGCTGGCCCCCATGGGCGCCACCATCGGCATCGGCGCGTCCGACCTCGCCCGCGTCGTCGCCAACGACCGCTTCGTCGCCCCCGAGTCCCCGCAGGGGAACTCGCCGACGGTGCTGGGGGAGATCCGGCGGCTGCTGGCCGACCGGGTCCCCGTCACCGTCGACGCCGGCGTCACCGACGCCCCGGTGAACAAGACGCTGGTGTACCAGCAGCAGGGCGACCGGTGGGCCGCCGTGCAGGACCTCGCCAAGCGCCTCACCGCCGGGGTCAGGATGAACGGCGACGGCCAGTGCGAGGTCTACCCCCTCACCACCACGGACCCGGTCGCGAAGCTGTACGGCGGACCCGAGGGCCTCCTCGTCCGGGTCAACCGCGCCCAGGCCTACGAGGGCCTGTACAACTTCTTCGTCGCCGACGGCACCGCCACCGTCAACGGCCAGTCCGTCCC